CTGCCGTCGTAGTTTTCCGGCATCGGGAACGCCCAGACATGATACGAGAGCGCGTCTGCGGAATGGGCGAACTTTGTCCCACAATAGTCAACTTTATTTGTTGCACATTCTACCGTGAGAAACCCGGCGTCTGGCAGAGTGGTTGCAGGATACCCGCCAGCCGCGGACAAGACCAGCGTCCGGGTAGCCAGCGTATAGACCAGGTCCCCGTCAGCGTCCGATACCAGCACTTTGCCGGCCGCCGCGTCGGTGGTGACCTTGAGCGTAGTAACTACTGCCGTGCTGGCTGATGCAGCTCCGATAGTTGCCCCGTCAACCGCCCCTCCGTTGATATCGGCTTTGGAAACCACTACACTGCCCGTGCCTTTCGGGGTGATTGTGATATCGATATTCTCATCCGTCCCGTCAGCCGCAAGCGTTGTGCCTGCAAGGGTTACGCCAGCTGCCGCAACGCCGGTATCGAGCGTCGGGATCGTTGCAGTTCCAGTAAACGTCGGATCAGCTATGGGTGCCTTCAGGGTATTCAACTCAGCCACATTAGCTGTCGCGGCTCTCAGGTCATATTCAGTAAACTGTCTCGCAATGGCTGTACCTGAATCCCAAGCCTTCGCAACACCATACACACCAGTTGCATTAAACCCTCTGGTACAGTTCATTAAGGTACCTGCACCCGAAGAAGTAGTCTTATACTCAAACAAAATTGTTTCAGCATCCTCACCGGTACCAATGGTTGCCTGGTTTGCACCTGTTGCAGCAACGCATCCAGTCTCTGTTACTGGAATATCCACATCAGAATCACTAATGCCAGACGACAATGTGGTAGCTGGTGAATTCACAAATCCTTCATAACTTGTTAACATTCAAATCACCTCAAGTAACAGGCGCCACAGATCCATCTGGGTGGATGGCCTGAACATAGCTTGTGGATCCCATCTTGTATCCAAAGCAATACAACCTCACTCTCTCCTCCCGAACAGTACCTACATTAAACACCGTATTCCGATAGAAGTGTACTAGTTCGGTACCAGGCTGATATGGAATTTTATAAACCCGGTCACCAGATACCATTCTGAACTCAACCAGCCCAGGATAAGTAACCTCCCTAATCCTATGGAAGACTCCATCATCAGCAAACTGCTTAAGAACACTCCCATCCTCATAGTGAGCTTCCCATCCCCAAGGCTCCCTTCCAACCTGCACATCGGGCTGTCCAATGGGTGTATACACCTGTTCCATTACGCCACCTCATCATACTGGTAATTCATGGTTACGGTTGTACCAGCTGTAGCTGCAATGGTTGTCTGGATTTGCATAACCAGATAGTCCGAATACTTCGGTAACTCACCAGTGATATCCATTGATGCACCAAGTGTCCCACCATACCCCAAATTGCTACCCGTTGGTTCACTTGTAGGCATAGCTTGAGTATACCCATAAGTGGCTGACCGATCAGTCGCTGAAGGTTGCACATAAGCAGTCGCACCGCCATAGTCTGACTCCCGTGCATTAGTCTTCAAGCTACAATTTGCCGACAGTCCAGCACTTGCCCACACCTTCCAATTCAACAATGCAGATGATCCTCCATCCGCTGAACACCTAAACCTCTGGAACTTCTCAAAGCTGTTAGTTCCTGCTGTGATCGGATACGTTACCGCTGCAAGGTTAACTGCATCAGTCGACCCCATGTTACTGTTGGTGATTGAGGTGGTTATATCTTCCCCAACACCATTAGACTCAGACATTGTTACTGTTGCTGCCATAATAATCTTCTCCCATAAATATATTTATTCTTCCTACTTAAATAACATTTCAAAGGTGTGGATCATTTCATAATCACACACCTCCGGATGATCTCTCTCTATACCTCCACAGGAAGGTATAATTAACCTCAGCCACTCCGTCAGGTACTCCATCTACAGCACCCGTAGGATCTACAACCACACCCTGTTCTACCAACCTCTGGTTGCCATAATACATGGTAAATGATGTCTGTCCAGCCACAGGAACTGCTACGCAAAATGTCGCTGTAGTACTCGGTGTGTACGTCACTCTGCTCGCAGCATACATTGCACCAGTATAATCATCACCAAACCTCACATCTGCAAAGTCTGCCAACATGGTTGAATCATATGGTACCACAACACTGCATGGATAATCATCAACCACTCCAGGACTTACAACATCAACTGTTTGTTTCCATAACTCAGGTTCATGTATCAGAGTCATCGCAGTAATCTGGTATGTCAACTCTGCAGTGATGGATATTGAACTCTGCACGGTATAGGTTAGGAGCTTGTTCACATCTGTGGATGTTACAACTCCAAACTCCAATTGCTTAGTGATATCAGTAGTCCCAACCACAATGGTGTACACCATATCAGCCAGCACACTCGGGGAGGTCTTAACTGCAAACTCAAGTGGTGCATCTATCCTAGCACCTGCCTGAACAACAAACTCAAGATCCTTCTGAACCACCACACCCATCTTAACACAATACTGGCAGACCTGCTCAATCGCAGCTGGTGTTGCCCGCACATACACTTGTAGGTTCTTCTGAATCAACTGCAATCCATTTGCCACAACTGGTCTATTGAACAAACTCCTATTAAACCTCCTTACACTCGATGTGGTTGAATGTGTACTCACAATTGCATACTCAAGTGATGCAGTTATTGGGTGGACTGTCTTAATGTTATAGTCCAGAAGATCAGTAACACTATGCTCGAGTGTCTTAACGGTAAACTTAAGTAACTTTGTTAATGCCACCTCAGACTGAATCTCAAACCCAAGTGTCTTCTGGATGGTCGTGCTGGTTTGAACAAAGTACTGCAAATCTACCTGCAGTGTTGCCCCTACATTAATACCATAGGTAAGTGCCTTCTCAATTGCAGCTGGCACACTCCTAACCATAAAGGTCAATGGAGCAGTAATTGTCTTTACAGTAGACACTTCAGGTGGTCTGTTAAAGTATGACCTATTAAACAACCTAGTGGAAGGTCGATTAGGCAATATCCGAAACTGCATTTGCTTTTGGATACGCCCCTCTGGCTTACTCGGTCGGTTGAACAAACTCCTGTTAAACAACTTGGATACCATACTCCACCTCAGGATCCAAATTGCTTATAGGTCGCGGTAGGTCTCACAGTACATGCAGTTGTAGTGTGCCTGAACTCAATGGTGTTAATTCCTGAAACTAGTAGTCCCACAATATCAGCAACAACTCCAACATAGTCACTTCCAGCAGGACATGATAGATATGTCCAGGCTCCACCATTAACCCGATAGTAGATGAACGTGGGTGTAGTTACCAGATCCTCAACAGTATCTACCTGAACAGCCTTAACTGTATTTGCTGCCTGCCCGGTTTGAGTCCAATCATGTGTATGTCTCGGCATGCACTGAAGAGCTGCCGTGTTTCTGTACACATATTGCGTAGCTACACTAGCATTATAGAAGTACACTCTCACGTGCAAGTATTGACCAGCAGCTGCTGTTCCTGGAATTATACAAGTAATTGACATCGGTGTAACTGCATCTATTGAATTTGTACTCCAATTGCCACTGGTAGTTGATGATGGATATCGTCTTTGATAGTGATAGGTTGTAATATGCCCAGTTCCATCAATAGTAGTAGGTAATAACCCATCACGTGTGGATATACTCTCATCACAGACAACTATCCCGGACAATTGTTCTGGGAGTGCATACTCATAATAAATTCCAGCTCCACCCGCCAACACATATGACCAACCTCCAACAGGTGGGGTAGAGGTATATGTATATGCATATTGGATATATGCCTGTGAGTATAGAACACCACTTCCATCCTGCCTTCGTAATGTTGCTGCGAACGTTAGCACAGCAAACTGACACCCTACTGGAAGGAGTGGTGATGATATTGCTCTATATGTTCCATCATATGGAAAGTACTGTAAACTATGTGCACCAACCGCATCTATGTTAGTATAAGCAACTTTCCCACTGATCGGATCAACAGTACTGAGATAACTATTCGCTACAACAACAGCACTCTGTTGTGAGTAGGTTCGGTATGCACCCAACTTCACAGTCAGTGGCACAACCCCATCGATTTTATTCTTGTCCAACACGGTCATGGTGAACTGGGTAATTGTTGTGTTATCTCCCGCAACATTCTGCCAGCCACCATCCCATCCCTGCTCCGTAGATGTTGATATAGATCCAGATACTACAGTAAGACTGTTCCCTAGCCCACCAAATACACCACCCTCGCCTGCATTAACTCCAATCTGGATGACCGATGGGGTGTAAAACACATCAACAATTACCCAACTCTCCCCATCAACACTTATCAGGTCACCTTCCTGAATGTATGATGAACCAACCAGCATATTCTGTGGGGTTACCTTGAACTGGATTCGTCTTTCAGGATCCTTCAGGTAATCATTGTACAAATTTGTAGCCAGGATCTCACACTCAGCACTCGTGGTTGCTGCAGTGTAGGAATACACCGCAATATTCCCTACCATCACCCCAGTTGGATAGGTTCCATCAACCTCATTGTTAAAGCCCAGCACAGTAACAGCATCAACCCGCTTCTTGTTATTATCCTTATACTCCTCATACTGATAGTATCTATTAGAATCATAATCCTCTGCAGTCATGTCATTGCGCTGCGTTCCAACATACACAACTCCACCAGCAACTCCAACTGTAGTTTCAAACCACAACCAATAGTGTGGCGTTCCAGCAGGAGCTCCCATCTCAACAGCAACCTTCTGGAGGGCAGACATGATAGTAGTCCACCTGAACTGCATGGCGGGCAGTGTAGCACCAGTTGGACAGGCAGGATCAAGTGTCCAACCACTACCATCCAACACTGCAGTAAGCACCTCCTTCATGGTTCCAGCAGGAATGCTCACAATGCTCGAACTTCCATCATTAACCCTATATTGCTCAAGTTCAACAGCTCTCTCAGCTACCTCATACTTACAAATGTATTGCGTCCCTCTATTCTCCCCAAAGATCTTCCTGGGTTTGCTCACCAAAGTATACTTCTTAATATACCCATCAAGCAATGTCCGATATGTCGATCCATCCCACTCCTCAATCAGAACAGCAGTACCCACTTCATAAGCTGTAGCTGCTGAGCAGGTTATCTTACCCACATTAAGTCTACTAAGCTCACAGGACACCGACTCAGTACCATCAATGGCAGGATATCTGGTTCCATCCACATTGAGTTTCCAAACTGTCTTCGTCATACCATCAGCTCCCACTTCCAATACCTGATTAAACTCATTGTAACCTTCCGATCTACCCTGCCCACATCAGTAACTGGATCATATGCACCACCCGATCCTAACCCTCGTACCACCTGCATTTGTGCGATAATCCACTTGGAGTTCTTAACCTCAATAGTATCACCCTCATCATCATCAACCTCTTCGTATGATGTCTTAGTGCATTTTAATACAGTATCTCCATCAACTCCTGTAGCCCACCTCTTAACTCTATCATAATCCTCATTACTATTGAGCCAGAACTCAATATCAATAATCGGTCCGATAGTCCCAAGGGGTGGAAGGATCATCACCGGAACCTCATTAGGTATTGCGAAGGATGGAGGACTGGTGGTGTATTTCAAGGCGATCTTCGTAAGAGGTCGATCAAAGTACTCGGTAGGATCGTCGATATTCTCCATCCTAAGTCCTATGAACCCATCTGTCCTAAGGGTTGGCAGGCCATACAGTACAGGTAGTTCGAACGCAGGAGCCATCAGCATGGAAGGAGTGGGAGCAGTAAGGAGGTTCATTGTTACCTCCCAACGCTTATACAACCGACCTACTGAATCTACCACTTGACTCTTTGACAACCCAGGTGGTACTCTTGATATCTCAATAGACTTAGCAATCACATACTGATCGTCAGGTTCTACATCATGAAACCCTGATGTGTCTCTCATGTTAAGATAGTATAGTGAGGAGCAGTCCCACTGCTTGAGAGTGTTCCCAAAATTGGTGAACATACTACTCCCACACTGGTCATACTCATCCCACTCAAAACTCACTGAGTACTCTCTCGGCTCCACACCCATTGGGATTACCAGATGAACCTCTTGTGGAATGGCCTGTTGGATCATTCCACCCTTCCGGGTATGCTGGAGCTTCTTGAGGTTCACACTCGCAATATAATTATCAGGCTGTTGCCACTGGCCATCCTCAATCTTCACCAGTCTCCAAATCTGCGTAGGCATATTCAACCCCCGTAAGAGTACTTGGCAGACATGTTCATGGCATCAAGAACCTCCCTCAGGTTAGCTACAGAGTTAACCGCCCCAACATTATTAGTAACATAGATATCTCCACCTCCACCACCTGTAATCTGTCCATTGGGAACAACCCCACCAGACACTCCAGGTACAAACAACTCAGGTCCATTCTCACCAACTAGGTAGGCCTGATTAGCAAACACAGACCCACCCAATGCCCGTGGTTGTGCTTGGTTGTGATAATCCATGGTTGTTTCCATGAATCCCTCTGCAACCGACCAGCCAGGAATTATTTTCTTTACCCTGTTAAGTATTGCAAACCCTATCTTGGCTCCAACTGCATCTAACTTGGACCAATCTGCATCTTCCAATCCATATGCAATACCATCTGCAATTCCTTGCAGTATAGCACCTGTAGCTGTAAGTGCTGCCAAAACTGCACTTCCAACTCCGATGAGTATATGAGCCGCAACACTACCCATCGCTTTCTGCCAATCAAACGCTGCTGAATCTCCAGTAATCATGGTAGCAATTGCTTCTGCAATTCCACCAGTTCGCTTACCAGTCTTTGGGTCAACAGATCCTGCGATCCCTGCTTGAACACCATCTGCAATTGCTTGTGCGAGCTTGTTACCCGACTCTTTTGCTTGATCCTGGTTACCAGTAAGGATCCCATCCCATATCATTGCAAATGTCTCGTTTGTAAGTACAATCCCACCAAAGATGTTCTTGATTAACTCACTAGCTTCTGTAGCAAATGTTGATACATTTGTACTAGCATCCTCGAACATCTTAAGTATACAGGTTCGGAACCCACCAACATCATATATCCAAGCATCCAGAGCTAACACAATTGCAGCTATAATTGCCGCACCACCCGCAGCACCAATGCCAGTAACAAATTCTGTTATGGCAGTTGTAGTTCCAGTGGATATTCCAAAACTTGCTAATGTGGTCTGTCCACCGGCCGCTTTACCTGTGAGAAGTCGCCACAACTTAAGTCCACCAGCAGATTCCAGGAACATCCCAATGCCCTTGAAAGCCACTGACAACCCTTGCACGGCACTCCCAAAGACAGCAAGCACAGGCATCGCCACAGCAGCTGCTAGTCCAATACCAACCATAAACCCAATGAATTTGTCCATTCCGGGAATAGAAGTGAGCTTTGCAAACAACCCCACCAGTAACCCAAGACCACTAACAACATCGGGGAGTGCGTTAACCAGGTTCTTAAACAAGGTAATTAGATTCTCCATAAATGCAGGATCCATCAGAATCTCAGCAAGCTTGTCAATAATCTCATAGATCTTATCAACCAATCTCACATCAGTAAACAGCTTGTAAGCAATGGCTGTCATCATAGAGCTAAACAGCCCCATCACACCAGTGTAATTCTTCCAAGCTCCCACCAACCCCTTAGTATCCTTCAACATCCCCTTAACAAGGTCATAACTCTTAGTACCCTTCCTCCCAAATGCAAGGGCCTCCCCAATGCCCTTAAACATGTTCTCAAGATTACCAACCTGGGCAGCAACCTTCCCCCATGCCTGTCCGAGCATATTAGTCACAGACATCATGCTGAAGTAGACACCCAACATGGCCATCTGGGACTGCACAAGTTCCTTATTAACCCTCTTGAGGTACCGACCTGTCTCTAACATCCGGACGCCAATCGACGCTTTCCGCTCACTAAGTAACAAACTAGTCTTATCAGCATCAGTGCTCTGCAGTCCAGTAATCTGTTGCTGAACATCAAGAATCTTCTGAGCATCCTCAACAGATCCAACCCGCCCTTTGGCAAACACAGTTCTCTTTACACCAGTACCAGGCATTGCACCGGCTTCTTGAAGATTACCAGTAGTTAACTCCGAAAACCCAGGAGCAGCTTGCAGCATCTGTTGGGCCTTCTCAATATCCTCCTGATTATCTGCTGCATACCTAACAAACCAATCTTTCCCAACCATCTCTTCAGGTGTAGGAAGTTCATTCTGCATGCCCTTAATGATATTCTGAACCTCTTTGGGTTGTGCACTTACCCACTTATCCTGAATCTCCTGAGCAGCCTTAAGAAGCTGATCCTCCGTAGCATGAATACCCTTGAATGTCTTGAGGAAATTCTTCATCTTGACAGTTGGGGGCAGCATGTTAGAGATAGTCTCTCTCAGAGCATCGGCAGCCACCTCATCAATCCCAGCAATCTCCTGAAGCTTAGTTGCTTGCTTCCCCATGGCTAAATTAATAGCAGCCTGTTGGGCAGCTTGATAAGCCAACTTGTTGGTAAATACATTTCCTTGCCAATCAGTCTTCCTAAACCCAATGGACCCCTCAACATCTGACCTACCAAGATAAGATGGTCCAGCAAGGTTAGGCGGACCCTGTTGCTG